AAAAGCCCTTAAAATTGCTGGCTATGCGAATACAACTTCAAAGGATCGTGCCGGAGACGTTGTAACTGCTGAAGCTTGGGCAAAAGGTGTTGAGAACTTTAGGAAAAATCCTGTTATGCTATTCCAGCATAAGCATGATTGCCCTATCGGTCGTATTGAGAAAATTACTGTCGATAAAAAAGGTATCTTTGTCGAAGGTGCAGTTTCAGAAGCAGCTGAAAAGACTCATGGTGTACAAACCTTGATTCGTGACGGTGCTTTAAAAAGTTTTAGTGTAGGTTTTCGTGTCAAGGATGGTAAATACAATAGAGATGATGATTCAATGATGATTACTGATGTTGAATTGTTAGAAATCTCTGTTGTTTCAGTTCCTTGCAACCAAGACTCACTATTTTCAATTCGTAAATCATTCGATTCAGACGACGAATTTAATGAGTTTAAAAAGTCTCTAAAAGAGGCTGACGAACAAGAAATCAAGATGATGCGTAAAATTAAAGCTGGAATTACCGACGTGAGCGAAGGTCACTATCATACCGTTGAGATGGATGAAGGTGGCAATGGTGTTACCACATACGCATCGCATATGGCTAACCACGCTCACAAAATTGTTGCTGGTGTAGTGTTAGAGGCCGATGGTCATACACACGACATCACAATGATGGGTGTTCCAATTCATAATATGGAGGAGGGCGAGGTTGTAAACGAACGTCCAATGTCTCCAACCGAGGAGGAAGCAATGAGTAACTCAAAATCTGAGGAAGCTGTAGAAGAGAAGACTGAAGAAGTCATCGAAGAAGCAGCTGAAATGGAAGTTGAAGTGAAAACAGAGACTGAAGAAGTCATTGAAACAAAAGACGATGACGAAGCGGTTGAAGAAAAAGCTGAAACTGATGATGTTGAAGTCAAAGCTGAAGCCGAGGAAGCTATTGAAGACGAAATGGAAAAGGATGATGAAGAGGAAGTGTTTGAAGCACGTGATCCTAATGAGTCTATCCCGTTTGTTAACTTGCTTTCCACAGACGCAAGCGAACTTCAAAATGGAGATTTAGTTAATTTCCAACAAAAAATGTATAAGGTTGCTAAAGTCGCAACCCAGCAAAGCCCAATCTTTAAGTTTTTAGAGATTGACGCTGACGGAAATGACTGTGATAATGTTCTTAATGTGAACGCAGATGAACTTTCACAAGTCGAGAAAACTCAAACAAGTGAAGAGAAAGATTCTAACGAAAGTCTGACTGAAGAGCTTCACAACATTTCTACAAAGGAGAAAGACAACATGGCTGATCAAGTCGTAGATACAATTGATCTCGAAGCTGCTAAAAAAGAAGCGGATATCGAGACACAAAAAGAAGCACCACGTGCTGAAGTGTCTGAGCCTCAAGTTGCAGAACTGGTTAAAGCTACCGGTGAAGCTATCGTAAAAGAGTCAGACGCACAAGACCAACAAACAATGGTGAAGGGTGAAGCAGAAGTAGCCTACACACCACGTGAGTCTGAGCAAGTCGCTGAACTGAAAGCTCAGATGGAAAAATATCAAGAAGAGATTGCAGCTCTTCAGCGCTCTAAGATGCATTATCAAGAGCAGTCACGTGCCGAGCAGTTCTCAGAGAAAGAAATGGCTAACGCTGTTATCCTTTCAAAGATGCTGAATCGCCGTGACCCATATGACACCAAATATGGTGCTCGTATGAAAGCTATCACAACTGTAGACCAGTTCTTGAGCAACTTCTCACAGAACATCTACACTGAAATGGAACAGCAGCTTGTTGTAGCTCCAATGTTCCAGCGTATGGCAGTGGACGCAAAAACATTCCGCGTACCAGTAGCCGACGAAGATACTGACGGTGATGTTGCAATGTTTGCCTCCGGCACATTCGCAACTGGTATTGCAGAAGCAAGTCGTGTTCCTGCATCAAACCAGAACACCATCAGCGCAGTTGAGTTTACACCACATAAATTCATGGCCTCAACTCACCTCGCAAAAGACGAAGAAGAAGATACAGTTCTTCCTCTGCTCGACTTCTTGCGTGCTGCAGCAACTCGTCGTTTGGCACGTGCCATCGATAAGTCAATCCTCCGTGGTACAGGTGCCTTGACTGGCTTTACTGCATCACCATCAAACAGCATCGTAGCTGGTACAGGTTACGCTTCTGTGATTGAAGGTTTGACAAATCTTGCATCTGATGCATCACTCTCTGTTGCAACAGGTTCAGGTAACGATAAAGCTGATCCAACAGATATCGCAGCTGCTCGTACCTCACTCGGTAAGTATGGCCTCCAGCTTGGTAACGACCTTGTGTTTATTACCTCAATCGAAGGCTACAACAACCTTGTAACAACTTCTGATTTCCAGACAGTTGACAAGTTTGGTCCAAACGCTACCTACCTCACAGGTTCTGTCGGCGCCGTTTACGGTATTCCGATTGCTATCTCTGAGTTCATGGATAACGTTGGCGGAACTGGTAACCATCTTGGTATCCTGGTCTATAAGCCAGGCTTTATGATTGCCGAGCGTCGTGGTATTGAAATCGAGAGCGAATACGAACCACGCCAGCAGGTCACAGCGATGTACATGAGCACACGCTTTGACTTTAAAGCTCTTACCACTAACTCAAGTGCCGCACTTGATTCAAGCAAGTACAGCTATGCAGTAGTGGTTGACGCTGGTTAATAACTAATCAGTAAATCACTG